CTGGTGGCAGAGTGACTCGTACGACGACGAGTCCGCAGTTCCCGAGCAGCTGACAGCCACAGCGTTCGAGGGCCCGAAGGGGTTGGCACTCGTCAAGGCGTGGCCGTCCGGCCTCACCGACAAGGGATGGGGCCTGCTGCCGCCGAAGGGCGAGCGGGACGGCTTCATGCCGCGGTACAACCGTGGCGAGTTCAACCCGAAGCGCGTGCTCCACGGCTACGCCAAGGGGCTGTGGGCGTTCGCCTTCATCATGCGCTCGATGCGCCTGGTGGCCATCGACATCGACGGCAAGAACGGCGGGCTCGAGCACGCCAAGGAGCTCGGCATGCTGCCGCTCACCCTGGCCGAGACCAGCAAGAGCGGCGATGGGTACCACCTGTTCTACCTGGTCGACGAGCAGTGGGACGAGACCACCGGTTTCGCCCGCCTCAGCGACCGCATCGGCATCGTGCAGGGGGTGGACATCCGGGCGACCGGCTGTGTCTACCACCACCCGCAGCAGAGGTGGAACAGCCGCGCGCTGGCCCCGCTGCCCGAGCACCTGTACGACCAGCTCACGCACCGCGACCAGAAGATCGCGGCGCAGACCGAGAGGATCAACAAGGTCCTCGAGAACAACGACCCCATGGAGGTTCTGATGATGCAGGACGAGATCCTGTCCGACCTGGCCAAGCCCATCCCGGCCGGGAAGCGCAACAACACGCTGTTCGCCATCGGCTCGCAGATGCAGGAGGCGGACATCGAGAACTGGGAGGTCCTGCTCAAGGACCGCGCCAGTCAGGTGGGACTGGCCGACGACGAGGCCGACAAGATCGTGGCCAACGTTCAGCGGTACGCAGGGGTGTCGCCGTGACCAAACAGCACTGCGGCCGGCGCGACACGCACGAGCCTCACCGGTTCTGGGCCAGGCCCAGGGTGAAGGTCGAGCCGTGTGTCTGCGACGAGCCGCGGTGTGTCTGCCCGGCGCAGGAGGTAGGTCCTCCGAAGCCGAGGCAGCGGTTCACCTGTGACGGGGTGATGGTGGTGGAGGGTGCGCCAGCGCACCTGCCGACCGAGGTCGACTTGTGAGGAGAGAGTCGTGCCCTTCATGGGCGCGACTCTCTCTTTTTTGTGGGTATGCTTTCGGACATGAGCGAAGCAGCGGATGACTCGTCACTCCTGTCAGAGGTGGAAGAAGTTCTCAAGGGGAGATTTTCAAAGGAGGAAAGAGACAGGACCCAGCGTGTGCCGAGTACGGCTCACGCTGCACGCACAGATCAGCGGGTCGACCAGCTCCTGCTCCCAGATGAGATGAGAGCGAGGATGCCTTTCACCAAGGACAAGTACCTGGTGAAGGAGAATCCACAGCTCGTCCAGTGGGAGCGCGAGTGCCGCAAGTTCCTGCGTCGCCTCTCGCCCCGGGTCGGACACCGCGTCGCTGCCGTGATGATCTACGAGTGGGCCACCGGCATCCTGATCTCCGAGGCCATGGAGCTCGAGAAGCAGGGCGACCCGAGCACTCGCACCACCTGGCGCAGCGATCTGCGGAAGATCAACCAGGTGCTCGAGTTCTACTTCGGCAAGCCGTACATGACCTACATCATGGGGCGGAAGGTGCCGAAGGCGTACCGAGTACGGCCTGGCTACTTCATCAAGCGCCACCGCCCGATGACGCTCACGCTCTATGCGGAGTACGCCGAGGGAACGCTGAACCCGTGACCCATCACCCGATCAGGACTGAGCCTGACGGCACACGGGTCTACTCGAACGGCACCAGGTACAAGCCGAAGGCGCCGACCGAGCGGGCGTACGCCGTGAGGAAGCCTGACAACCCGAGGGCGGTGCGCTGGCGCGGCCAGTGGCTGCTGCCGATCGTGGTACTACCCGACGAGCAGCGTGTGTGGCCGGAGACCAGGTCCGATGAGGAAGCCTACGAGCACCGGGCGGTCACCGCGAACTGCCGGTGCCGGGTGTGCATGCGTCCCGACGCGGAGCGGTGGCGCCAGAAGTGGCGCCGGGAGAATCTCTGACCTCCTTGTAAGTGCGGAGACCGGATTACCCCCCAAAAAATTTTCGCTGGGCTAGACCCGCATGCTGGTGTCGCGCTGAAGCACGACCTCGTCGATCAGCGCGCCGCCCTCGAGCCGCTGGAAGATCTGGTGGATGGATTCGAGGTCCTTCCCGAGAATGGCCTGCAGCACCAGCGTGCAAGCAGTGTGGTCCAGGACGTCACGGCTCTCCTTCCAGATCATCTGCACCGTGCCGAACCTCTGGTGCCACAGCCACTGGATGCGGGTGTCGAGGCTCTGCTTGTGCATGTCGGGGATGGTCTTGCGGAACTTCCGCATCACGACCTGTTCGATGGTCACGGGGCCTCTCCCTGGTTCAGGCTGCTCGCGATGATGAGGAGCATCGGGTAGAACAGCAGGACCCCGGCGACACAGACGAGCACGGCCGTGACGAGCTTCTCGGACCTCATGCGTCCTCCCACTTCTGCAGGGCGGGGCCCTCTACGAACACCACGAGATCGTCGTGCCCCGTGGCTACGGTCTCTGCGAGACCCAGCAGGTCGTCGAGGTTCTCACTCGGGATCCCCAGGTCCACCACGTCCTCCGTCAGGAGGCTGAACATCTTCGCTCGGCTCACCGATCTCACCTCCTGTCAGGTCGATGAAGTCCAGCCGCACCTCGTTGCGGGTGGCTGGATGACTGCCGGCTCGCCGCTTGCCGACGAGCCGGTCGAGGATGATCTTGCGGGCCTTGTTCGCCCTGGACATGGATCCGCGGACTCGCTCGTCCGGGTGGTTGGCGATCTCGAACAGGTTGCGGCACACGAGCTCGTGCACCGGATGCTGGATGATCTCGTCGTCCAGCATCCGAGGGTAGTCGGCCACGTTCTGCAGTGCCTCGCGCACTGTCACTACCTTGCCCATACCCCACTCCAGTCTTCTGCGTAGTCGATGGCTGCGACAGGTGCACCGCCCTGCTCGAAGAATCGGTTGCCGAAGAAGTCCAGCTCCTTCGTCGCCTGCACCAGGTAGCGCAGGGCGTCCATCATGTTCGAGTGCTTGTCGTGCAGCGGCTTGTCAGTCCACATCTGCAACCGGGTGTTGAACTCGTACTTGTAGTTCTCGAGACACTCGAGCAGCCACTGGCAGTTGCCCGGGTCTCCGACCGTGGGCGGCACGTAGAGCCCTGAGTCGGTGATGGCGTCGTCGGCGTGCGCCATGTTGGCGTGGACGATCGTGTTGTAGAGCGCCATCCGGGTCTGCTGGATGTCAGTGACCAGGTCGTAGTCACCCTGCCTAGATCCAGGGATCTTATAGACCTTGTTGCTCTTGGCCAGCACGGCGACGTTGGGGAACTTCGCCCGCATCATGTCGGCCGGCGTGGTGTTCACCGCCTTCTCGTGGTGCTCGCCGTCCCAGGGGAGGATGATCTGTGCGATCGCGTTGAAGTAGTGCTTCTGGCGCAGATCGTCGACGTACTCCGGGAGCGCCTTGCCATGGCCCTCTCCGCAGTCGTAGATGAAGATGCGGCCGTTGATCCACTGGAAGGCGATCCAGGCCGTGGCGTCGCTGTGCATGCCAGAGGAGCCGATGTCGAAGACCACGTAGACCGGGTGCGCCTGGTTCAGGTTGAACAGGTGGATCCGCTCCTCGGAGACCATCTTCATGTACGCCTCGCCGTAGACGGCGGCGGCGTCCATCTCCTCGAAGGAGACGTGGTACTCCTGGTTGAACATGCGGTCGTTGCCGAACCGCTTCAGGTAGGTGTCCCGGATCCGCTCGAGCTCCTCGGGCGTGAGCACCGGGTCGAGCCCGTTGCGGACCATGATCTCGTTCAGGTCGTCGATCGTGCGGACCATGACCTGCGCCTCGGGGTTTCCCTTGAGGGACTCCATCAGCAGCCACAGCGGGTTCTTCCGCCGGCCACGGGGCGTGCTCACCACGCGCAGCTTCTTGTCCTCGGCCCGGTTCTCGAGGATGGGCATGAGCCGCGGGATCGGGTCCTCGCGGTAGAACAGCGCGAGCTCGGTGATCGTGTACCTCTGGA